GAATCAGTCTTCATCATGTCTTTAAAGTCAGTCGTTTGTTTCTCAATAGCGTTAACTACTGGAGTAACGTCTGTTGCAGAACCACCACCCCCAACAGGTTTATTATTAATTGCGTTAATAACGTCATTTAATTTGCTATTAGTGGAATTAGTATTAGCATCGACCGCACCTTTAACGGCATTTGTGGCAGCCGTATTCGCATCTACAGCCGTTTTAGTAGAGTTGGTATTAGCATCGACCGCAGATTTAACTTTGTCACCATTTGCATTAACA